CCGAGATCCCCCCAAAAGTTTCCAAATGGGGGTGGTAGTTAGAGCTCTAAGGAACTTCCCGCAACCAGGTTGTCTCGCCTGCACACACAGACTAGCAGGACAAACGCTTTTAACGCCTGCTTTTTGGCCCTGTTCTTAACTCCATTACGAGCTAAAGCTAAGGCCACCCATACCGCTTTGGATGCGGAGAACGTTGTAGTTGACCGCGAACATGTGCATGGTGGTGGAAGCAACCGCCGCTGGGAGAGTAACCGCGACTTGCGCGTTATCAATGCGGGAGAAGTTGCACGTGCCAGTTGGTTGGTGTTCTTCTGGCTTGAGGGCGAAGGAGTACGAGTACACACCCGCGTATGGGTTACCGCTGTGGTGGTTGTACGATTGCACTTGGTTGAAGTACTTACCCTTTTGGGCCTTGAAACGGTCTTGGCCGTTGAGGACCAACTTGAAGTCAGTCATTGGGCCAACACGCTCTTCATCGAAGTCCGCAGTGGAGGCATCCGCGTTGTAGAGTGGCACACCACCCGCTTGGCCGATTGGCACGTAGCAGTTGGCCGCGGTACCCGCGCGGGCATCGCATTCAAGGACGATGTCAGCCGCCGCTGGGGTCGAGGTGAAGTTCCACAAAGAGGTGGCAACGTTCGCCGCCGCTGGGTCGTTGAAGCACCACACAAGTTCCTTGACTGGGTGGTTGTAGGACAAACGCTTGTTGGAGGTGGAACCCGCAGTCACGGTGTCGGAGCCAGTGTGTTGCACTTGCTCGATGAGGTATTCGTGACCCTTTTGCGCGAAGCGGCGACGCTCCTCGGTGTCCAAGTACACGTAGTTCGCCCACACCTTGAACACGGTGGTGCTCAAGTAGGTGGAGAAAGTGGAGGTCAAGTCAAAGTCGATGCGCACTTCGTGGTATTGAAGGGCGATCAATGGCAAGTACAAACCTGGGTTGCGGTTGAAGAAGAAGATCAAAGGCAAGTACACGGTGTTACCGGTCTTGGCAGTGGTCATCTTGGCCCAGTTAGCCTTCTTGGATTCATCCAAGTAAAGCTCGGAGTACAAACGCCACCAGCGTTGGTAGTGCTTGTCGATGCGCTGACCACCGATGGAGAGTTCGGCAGACGCGATCGCACGTTCAGCGACCCAGCAAGCATCATCACCATCCGCGGTGCTGGTGTTCGCCGCCGCGGATTGGAGCTCGACGTACATGTCGCCGACCAAATCCCCGTTGCGGGCAATAGTGACGGACACACGACCAGAGTTGGCCGCGGTACCGTTGACAGTTTGTTCGATGTTTTCCATCGCGAAGTTAGTGTGACGCTTGTAGACAGCTTGGAAGAAGGTAACCTTTGGGTTACCGGTCAAGTAGACGTCTTGGGCGCCGTAGGCGACGAGTTGCATAAGACCACCGGCCATTGTGAGAGTTTTTGTACTATAAGCAGAGAAAATAATTTCGGGTGAAACCGCACCTGACTGCGAAAATTTTGATTTTGAAAATTCTCAGTCTAAGTTAAAATGTCGTCTCGTCCTGAAGATGAAGAACCAGTTGAGGAAGTTGAGGAGGGGGAGATTGTCTCCGAGGAGGAAGAGTTGGAGTTTGACGAGGATGAAGATGTGGATTTCTTTGAAGAGGAGGATGAAGGCATGGATCTTGCGGGTCTCATGAGCTCCCTCTTGGCAACCCCAGACGGTGATACCGTGTGCTCTGCCCTCGTTAACCTCTGTTACCAATTGGAAACCCAAAATAAAATTCTCATAAAGATGCTTGCCAAAATGCACCCCCCAAAATAAGCTTAGAAACAAAAATCGTATTTCAATAAATAGAAATGGAGCATACCCACTTCATTGATAAGGAACCTAATAAGTATGAAGCCCTTGTGGAACTTCTGAAACAACACATCCAATCAATGAAGGTAGATGAAGTACGTGATACAATAGATAGGTGGGAGAGACGGTGGGATCTCAAAGCCAATGACTTTAGGAATGCTCGTGAACTGGGGTATCGTCAATTTCTCCACAGTGATAACTGGGATGAATATGATAACCCAAATCCAAATCGAATTGATCTCCTGGCAATCAAGGGTATTCGTGACAAACAGATCACATACTTGACCAATTTGAAAAACCACGCGAGAGATCTCAAGATTCACAAGCAAGAGCCAGACGATAATGGGATTACGGTACTCAAGCGTATAAATAACATCAAGAAGCAGGTTGAGGATGGGTATCACAATATTCGGCGTCACTATATGTCCTTTGAGCGTGTGGATAATCCAACCGTACAGCCACAATTCAGTGTCCTGGGGGATCCAACAACTCTTGACAGTGAAGCCGTTCAAAACTCAACACCATTTCAAAAGTGTCTCCTGTACTCCCTCGACCAAACCTACAAAGCTGGGTATCGTAGGTACAAGGGGCAGTGCTGTGAAGAGATGAAAACCGTCGAGGGTCACAGAACTCGCGCCTGGCAACCAAAGTTTACGATTGAGCAGTTTGTCTATTCCCTCGCACAGAAGGATGATAACTTCGAGGTATGGCAGAACTTTACAAGTCGCGGTAATGTCTTCCGCGACGTCATTGATAATATGTCAAAGTGTTTGGATGCCCAGTTCCCCGAGATTACCAAGAGGCGTCACGTATGGTCATTCAAGAATGGTGTCTTTGTTGGCAAAGAATGGATTCCAGAACGAGGCGTATATGACTGTTGCTTCTATCCATATGATAGTCAGAAGTTTAGGTGTCTCGATCCAACCATCATCGCCTGTAAGTATTTCGATCAACAGTTTGACGACTTTTCACACTTGGAAAACTGGCAGGACATTCCAACCCCCTGGTTTGATTCAGTGCTCAAGTACCAGAAGTTTGAGGATGAGGTGTGTAATTGGGCATATGTGATGGGTGGTCGCCTCTGTTTTGATGTCGGGGAACTCGATGGCTGGCAGGTGATTCCATTCTTCAAGGGTATTGCTCGCTCAGGTAAGTCAACTCTCATTACCAAGGTCTTCAAGAAGTTTTATGAAAATGAAGATGTTGGTACGCTCTCCAATAATATTGAAAAGAAGTTTGGTCTTTCGGCGATTAAGGATTCATTTATGTTTATTGCCCCTGAAGTGAAGGGGGATCTTGCCCTGGAACAGGCTGAGTTCCAATCTATGGTTTCAGGAGAAGATGTTAGTGTCGCTGTAAAGAATAAGACAGCTGTCTCCATTGAATGGAATGTCCCAGGTGTCCTCGGTGGTAATGAGGTTCCAAATTGGAAAGATAACTCCGGTTCGGTTCTTCGTCGTATTTTGGCTTGGAACTTTTCAAAACAGGTGAGAGATGCCGATCCACAACTTGATGAAAAGTTAAATCGTGAATTACCGATCATTCTTCTCAAGTGTGTGAAGGCGTACCTTGACTATTCAAACAAATACAGAAACAAGGATATATGGAATGTTGTACCAGAGTACTTCAAGAAGATCCAGAAGCAAGTGGCAATGGTGGCGAGTACCCTCCACAACTTCTTGGAATCTACCAACATCATCTTCGGCAAAGACCTCTTTGTACCTCAAAAGCTTTTCATTCAAGTGTTCAATCAACATTGTCAAGCCAATAATTTGGGCAAGCCCAAGTTCAACCCAGACTTCTATGCGGGACCTTTCAGCTCACGGGACATTGAAGTCAGGGAAGAGGTTGTCACCTACAAGGGGCGAACATACCCCAGACAACCAGTCATCTATGGCGTTGACGTGGTTGAGGAGAGTTTGGGCTTCACAGATGATTACTAAAAAAAATGCTACCCAATAGTAATAATGAGCCAGCAGCTCAGAGAATTTGTGAAACAGTCAGGGGTAGAACTACGCCCCGCGAACAGCCCAAATTCTGTCTCTACGACTGCGTCAAATAATGCTCTCGTTCGGGAGATTGAGGCAGATATGGGGTTTCCACCTCGTCTTGAAAAAAACATTATTGATAATTCAAATTACGGTGAGTTTGCGCAGTTTCTGAATAATTCAGATAATAACATACCCGAGATGCCTTCCCCCATCATATTCAAAGTCAGTAAATTGAATCCAGGTATGTTTAACGCAACTGTTAATAAAAACTTTAGTGCCGAGACACGTATCAACCTTAAGAAGATCCTTCTCAAGTCGCCACTTCCAAAGACACCTATTGGCGAGGGTCTTTATATAGACACAAAGGAGATTAATGGTATTTATGGTCGATTTACCACAGGGTTCTCTCACACCCGTGAGTATGGCAAGAAGGGAGACCTCGGTAAGGACTTTTTTACAGTTCAATTGAAAGTGACCATCTCCAATGACGTTGAGTCAAAGGGTGCCACCATTAACTTTTACAAGAATGGTAAGATTCGCTTCTCAGGAGGTTTTATTGGATCTAATATCTCAAACCAACCCGAACTCATTCGTCGCTTTATGGTAGATAACTACAGTGATCGCGAAGCCTTCCTTTACAGTCCATTTGAGTACAACAATCTCAGTGGACAATTTAGAGTGAATGGTGTTTTCAAGAGTATGGAGGAACTTCAACGAAAGTTTGTCTTACAATATGGCGCTGTAGATGCCAAGTATGATCCAGAACTTTCACCATTTATGTATGTGACACACAGGGGTCACAAGTATATTTTGGCCAAGAGTGGTAACATTCAGATATCTGGCGCCCAAACTCCAGCTGATATGCTCGTGGCCTACACCGATGGATCCCAATTGGCAAAGATGCTCTACGAGAAGGGGGATATCACATTGACCGCCTCGGTGCCAAATAGATTGGTCAAGGGGAAGAAGGCTTCCAAGAAGAAAGTCATGTTGACTAAGAAGCAGGCCGCAGCCCTCAAGATTGATGCCAAGCAGTGTATGCGTATGCCAAAGTCCGAACTTGTGGATCTCGCAAAGAAGATGGGTGTCGTTGGTATCACAACCTCCACGAAGAAGGATGAGATTTGTGATAAGATCAAGAAGGTCTCTGGCACAAAGAGTGCCACATTCCGTAATACCGAAAAGAAGAAGAATGTTGCCCTTGTTGGCTCAGGTAACACCTTCAAGGTTGGGCGAGCCACCTGTACGGGTTACAGCAAGACTGAACTTCTCCGAGTTGCGGGAATCCTCAAGATTAAGCTTGATCCCAAAGAGACCAAGGTTACCCTGTGTAAGAAGATTGAAAAGGCTCGTAACGCTATGATTGCCCCCAAACCAAAACCAAAGACACCACCCACTCGCAAAGAGGTGGCTCAACAGAAGAAGAATGTAAAGAAGGACGCTGCTATCAAGAAGAGAGGTCTCAATGAAAACTCAATTCGTAGAGATATTGAGAAACTCTACGGTAAGCGATGGATGACGAGGTACAAGAATGTGATGCCATCCCTCAACAATGATGTCAAGGAGATGAAGGAGAGACTCAATAAGTTGAAGACTGGTAACAAAATGGGTATCCCCTTCAAAAGGGATGTTGATATCCTTAAGAAGCGCCTCGTCAACCGATGGAAGAATGAGAGAGGTAGAAACTTGGAAATGAAGGTCATCGGAAATCAACTCAATGTTACTGGTGTACCAAATAGACTTGTAGTACAATATAAAAATGCCGCGACAAACTACATCATGAAAAATGGACCAACTATGAAACAACTTGAGAAGTACAAAAACACTTGGATAAACTTAAGGAAAAATAGATAATTATATTTAGTCAAAATGGAAGAACAAATCCTCGAGAGACTTAAGATTGGCAAGGAGCGCTATGGTCACGGGGTGATTGTTGATTCCGACACGCGCGAATGGGGAACACCTAAAAACTCTTGGATTGACATGGCCGTCGAAGAGTTTTTAGACGCAGTGATATATGTCATAGCTGACTATATTCGTATGGGACGTCAAAGTGATACATTGATGTCTGAGCTTGAAATGGGTTACACAGTGAATGACCCTTCAGATGACAATGGTCTCATCATGTACATTCTTAAAAATCACGAGAAGATTGAGAGTCCCAAACACCATATGATGGTGGAGACTCTCCTTAACACTTTATCCGCGAGTTCACGGTTTTAATTTATTTTAGAGTGTAAGTCTTCAAACCCATGCCACATATTTGTGTACCATGATCTAGATCTTTATTATTGTATATTCTACAAAATGGTGAATAACCATCATAACTACTGCCATATATAAAACCCTTACAACTATAAGGATATCCATGACCATTGGTCCTACATAAATCCATACAATCGTTTAAATCACGTGCTGAAATAATATCCGAACCACCCCCCAAATCTGCACAAGTCTCGTTAAAGTAACTACTTGGGGAAGGTGGAGGTGGGGGTAGAGCTGGAGGTGGAGGTGGTGGTGGCGGAGTTGGAGTTGGAGTTGAGGATGGAGTTGAGGATGGAGTTGAGGATGGAGTTGAGGATGGAGTTGAGGTTGAGGTTGAGGATGGAGTTGAGGTTGAGGCTGGGTTTGAGGTTGAGGTTGGGGACGTTGTTTTTTTCTTACCCATCGCAGTCATATAAAATATAATACCAAAGATGATTGATGATATCATTGCCAGTAGAATGCCACCTCCGATTAATGCACCCTGTGACATTTATAATATTCGACGATTTTATTCTTGGTTCATAGTAAGTGATAATGGAATGTTCTAATTATCGTGTCCAAGGTACAAGTGAGAGTGAATTAAGTTCATATGTATGTACCGGACATGAAAGTTACTGTACCAGTTATTTATGCGATGATGTGGGTCGAAAGAGAGTTGAATTTTGTAGAAATTTAGATAACATCACACGCAATCCAGGGGGTGATGGAGGAACGTGTATGGAGAGAAATGGAGGTGCTGAATATGCCAAAGAATATTGTAAAGTTGGGGATAGAATGGTGAGTGCAGGGGTGTGCAATAGAGACAATCTCCAAAATTATTACGACAGTCTCGCAGAAGCGTATTGCAAAACTGAAAATGGTAAAGCTAATCCATGGTGTTCGTGTTACAACGTAACCAATGGGGTATGTAATACAAATACCGCTGCCGCTGGTTGTGCACAAAAAAGACAAACATATGACAAGTTGGTTGAAGCCACACCAGAAGACTATAAAGAATCTTGGTCCGATATGGAACCATGTTTTGGTGGGGTTTGTGTGGGTAATAAATATTTACCGGGTGGGTATAACACAAACTGTAGTAGACCTGTTCAAATATGTGATATGAATTTTGAATTTCAAAATATTGCCGATTCAACCATCAATGCTACTTGTAATCAAACCGCGAATGTAGGTTCACCCACCGGAGGTGGAACTGAAACGGGTGGTATTGGTGATTACATTCCAAAGTCACTTGACGAACTCAAGACAGATTCAAAAAAACAAATTGGTGTCACAGGTATTGTCTCTATATTATCAGTTTTATGTATTGCAATTATATTAATTACTGTGGGTATTAGTGGTAATAATAAAAGTGTAAGAACAAGATTCAAGTGATAACTTAACATCTTACTCGCGAGTTCACATTTTTGAGGGGTTCCCCAATTTGCTTGAGGTGCGTGGTGTGGTATGCGAAGTTGTACTGGGGGAATAGTTCCTTAATTAAATTAGATATCACAGCACCCTCCACATAGTTGGGTATTCCCGAGCACACCGAATTTCGTTCAATTTGAAGAAAACGATCCTCCAATTGCACGAACTTTTTTAGATTCTCTTGGCTCACACCATTCTTATGCATGAGAAGGTACATCTGCTTGGAGGCGCCCCCACTGAGATGGAAGTTTTTGGAACCCGCAACTTCCTCGGACTGGTTAGACTTCTCGTATATGAGAGCAAGGGCTAAAAGGGATAGGAATACGTAACGCATCATCTTACTTATTACAGAGATCTTTATATTTTGTATACTGCTCCTCTATTGGCACCACCGGCATCCAAAGTTCCCCATTTATATGGTCCCGTACAATGTGCATTTGTGCCACCAGCTAACTCGGTACCTTCCACGTCACCTTGACATTCCCGATTAAGGAGGGTTTGAGCTAAAGAAATGTCATTTGCACAGAACACCTCAAAACCACTTTCCATTGGACATTCAAGACTCATATATTCATAATCTTTACACACCTCACGGGCCTTCTCTTCTGTAGTCCAACGACCTTTACCAACCCATCCCATTTCACCGCGACGTCGTGTGTTGACGCATTTAAGCATACCCGTTGTTACATCACCTGGGGTTTCATCAGAGGGTGGCGGCGTCACATCACTTGGGTGAGCTGGAGGAGCTGGAGGAGCTGGAGGAGCTGGAGGAGCTGGAGGAGCTGGAGGAGCTTCTAGAACGGGAGCTGAGGGAGCAAGAGATGGACCGGTAGCTGAGCGGGCAAGAGATGGACCAGTAGCTGAGCGGGCAAGAGATGGACCAGGGCTTGGGCCAATTGGGGGTTCATCTCCACCCATCATAAAAATTACAGTAGTAACTATGATAATTACAAATAGAACAACGCCACCTATTACGGGTGCACGAGACATTTTATTATACTTATTACACAGGAATTAATTTACACAAGTCGTTTACTTTGTGAACTATATTGAAAAACTCGTCGCGCGACGAAACATCTTGAGGTTTCACAATTTCAAACTCAATTTGATATGAACATGGTTCTTCTGAATCCATATCAGCGTTGTCGCCCGATGAGATTGTCATGTCAATGCTGAGGTTCTTTCTCACAAATGAGTGTCGTGTCTTCGTGCGCACGCGATCCATATCGTACTCACCCCACGTTGGAATCTCACGGGACACACTGAAGCGCATATCAAGGGGTGTTCCTGTGAAATCCTCCTTCAATACATTAATCTTTTGGATCATCTTACCATTTTCACCCGTATCCTTGTTGACAGAGAGGCGAATATTGTTAGAGTCGCTGTAGTACACATCAAGTTCGGAATATTCCGTCTTTTCCCAACCGTCGTACTTGCGAAGACCCTCAAGAACTCTATCAAAAGTCTCCTTACCCACATTGGTATCGAAGAATGATCCATTGTGCTTGCCAAGCCGCATCTCAACTTCAATATTTTCCTCCTCTTTGTGGGTGTCAAAGAGGGGAAGAACTTTTTCAACAATAGTTTTGACGTCGTGCATTGTTTGTTTACATTTAATGATACGCGGCATTCTCTTAAGTGTTTTTTATACACAAAATGTAATGAGAGGTTTTTTGAACCTTGGAAATACCTGTTACTTCAATACAGCCATACAATGCCTTCTTCATATCCCAGTCCTCTCAAATTACTTTTTACACATTGGCTACACGGGTGATTGTGAGTTTACACAATTGTACACAAAACTTGTACAATTTTATTGGATCTCCCAAGAGAAGGGTCTCGTCCATTTGGGTCCATTGATGGCACAATTTTTCAAACACTTCCCACGTTTTGAGAATAGGGAGCCCCACGATACTCAAGAAGCGATCCTTTGCGTGATAGATATATTGGAGAGATCTTGTCCCGATATAAAACCATGGTTTTACGGAAAAAAGATGCAAGAGACTATTTGGCCAGGGGGAAAGACACAATCCCAAGAAGACTTTGGGATCCATCTCGTGACCTCCCAAGGCACCGATTTGGCTGCGATGCTCATCAAGAGTGCGGATTGGAATGTGATTGAAAATTTTGAAGACACCGAGGGACGGGTACACAATGTTGCGACAACCCGAATGGTATTTTCAAAACTTCCACAGGTTTTAATGATTTCATTTGATAGAAAAAGTCATATACACGTGATTGAAAAGATCTTGATAGACAAGTATGAATATGAGCTCATTGCGAGTGCTGTTCATATAGGTATTCAACGAGACGGACACTACGTGAGTTTCGTAAAGCATGCTGAAAAGTGGTATTACATAAATGATAATTTCGTCAACGAGGTTGAGCTTCCAGAGACGGCGGGACACTATGTTCTGGTCTACAATCTAAAAACTCCTTCATCTGAATGTCCTCCTTAATGTTTACGATAGTCCTATAGAAGGTACGTCTATTGTTGGGGTGTGTTTTGTCGCGTCGCCTCTTGAGGGGTTTCCACCATAGGGGACCCGGTTCCCATGTGATGTACATACATTCAACGATAGCACCCTCCTCAAACCAAGGTTCATTCATACGGGTCACTGGAAACTCACTCTCAAAGAATAACTTCCCCTTTTCTTGGACGTAGAGTTTCCAGACTTGCCCACCATCGAAACTTGTACCCCTCTTCATCTGGAAGTCAACTGTATTCTTTTCACGTGGTTTCCATTTAAACATAGTTTCGTGTGTTCCAATCCGCATAGGTTCATTGACAGGTGTAAACACGAGACCATCTACATCCTGTTGAACTGTAGGCAAATATTGATACATGAAGTGGTCAAAGTCCCGCATGGCGTGGAATGTCTTCATTTTGAGGCGGTACTTATCTGACTTTACGTAGATGATACCTTTCATCATCTTCTCGGCAGCCCCAAGTCTTCCAAAGAGGTTGAGATGTCCCACACCTTCACCGGACACAAGAAGAGCGTCATACACCATGAGTGTACCATCGTAGAGTTCACCATCAAGAATTGTACCCTCATAGACCTTCTTATTGAGTCTAAGTTTGACTTCAATCATATCAAAGGCTCGGTTGACCAACATACACACAGACTTACCTTCAAATGTTGTGGCAACTAACATGTGTCGCTCACCATCAGTCTTTTCGCATACAACATATTCGGCACCCTTGAGGATTGGAAAGTGTTTGTACTCAATGGACACGGGTTGTGGACCTGGGAAATACTCCTTGCTTCCCCAAACATGATGGATGAATTTCACAACATGTTCATGGAGTGGAGTAGACATATATGTAGTACAAATTTAAACTTTAATTGGTTTTAACACCCGCCGCACTCAAAATATTACTAATACACTCATGTGGATAGGTCATGATTAACTTAGCTGCTGTAAACGCATAAATCTTAACCCCACGTTCCTTCAACTTTTCAAACATCTTCACATGAAGGTTGAAGTTACCCTTTTTGTCTTTGGAATTTTTTATGATATTTTTAGAAAACATAACCCAAGACTTTGCTTCCGTACTTACGACCGTGTAAATATCATTTGATATTTTTTTACCCACCTCCGTATCAAAATTTAAACCCATTTGCGACACGGGCTCGGTGGAGTCAGCTTTAACTTTGTGTCTAAAGAGACCCCAATCGATACCCTCTTTGACACCCGGAAAGACGAGAGCACCAATACCTTCATGATCTTCAAAAACTTGTTTGATAGAGTCCTCATCTACACCAATCCCGAAATCTATAAAGAAGAGACGATCACATCTACTTAGACATGCTTGAATCATTTCAAGCTTCTCAAATGGATCATCATTGACATATACAATCTCATTCTGAACATTATTTTGAATACAATAAATGTTAAGTTTGAGGATTGTATGAAGTGTCTTTACGGAACAAGATTTTGAACGAGTCGTAACAACTGTACAAATCTTCATATTACAAATAATTTGTGTTTAAGCCTTAAGCCTATCATTTAGGCATCCGCTAAACGGGAGATTTCCCACGTGACCAAGGGTTGTGTTGATGTCTGCGTAGATTTTACCATCACACTGCTGCCATCTGCGACAAAATGCGTAGTCTTCTGAGAGGTATCGTCGAGAGTTTGGGTCAATCATACAATCAAAGCAGGCGTGGTAGTCGTCAAAGTCTCGGTTTTGGTGATCATTTTTACACCACAGTTCGGGGAACTTGTCCTCCAATTGCTTGAAGACATCCCTCTTAATGACCATAAATCCAGTTGGTCCATCAAGGATGGGAATAAAACCATTTTCTACTGAAATTCTTTGCGCACCAAAGTTTACAACCAGACTTGAAGAAAGCATCGCCATATTTCGTTCATCGCCACCCCGTACAGCATCAGCTGCCTGATCCCACATCACCACCTTTTTGGGGTAACATGCCACACTAATATCGTGACCAGATCTCACGAGACGCACGACAGATTCCGCCTCAAAATCAACATCTGCGTCAATAAACATAAAATACTCACAGTCCGTCTTTTGCATGAAGCGACCAACGGCAACATTTCGGGCTCTATGTACGAGGGATTCATTTTCGGTGGTATCGAGATACAATTGAATTCTTTCCTTAATGAGAAGAAGTTGTAACTTGATAATACTGGACATGTACTTTTCTAAGCAAATACCCCCATAACATGGGGTTGAAAGGAACAATTTGACCATTCTTTATTACAATTGGTTTTTAGCCTCTAAGTGTTTTTTAATAATATTCTCAATTTTGTTCAATGTTGGTACAGATACGGAGCACTTTTCACACACATGTGCCTTTGTGATCCCAGGGCTAAGAACTATATAGATGATTGCTGAAGCTACACTATTTGGTGTCTTACTCATAAGTTCCACGCAGTCATCCGTTGCTCCACACATTTTGTTACATCTAAGTCTATCTTCGCGTGAGATCTCAAAGGAATTGAGAAGCCGTTGCATGACGTCATAGGATTTCGTCACATAGTTCTTCTCGGTGATACCCATAATAGTATCCTTGAATATTTGGGTTGTCCGACTAATATCTTTGGATTGAATACCAAACATATCTGCAACCTCCCTCGTTGTTCTCGGAAATTGTGCGAGACGACACGCGTACAAAACACAATTGGCCTTGATTCCAAGTCTCACCGCACCTCGGGTCAACTTCTCATCATTGAACTTTCTGTACATCATCTTGGCATCCTTGAGGACTGTATCTGGTAGAGTGTGACATGCCTCATCTATATCACGGTACGCGTGGAAGAGTGACCGATCCTTGTGATTCATAGACATATGGAAATTAATCTTTGCCATCCTCTTATTCTCATAGGTTGATGAGCGTTGCGTTGAAATAATAGTACCCTTCCCCCAATTCTGGGAAAAGAGCTCGGGATTTGCGTTTGGGTTGCCGCACCGAGAGGGATCGTTCACTCGTCCATCATCGGTTATTCCACTCGTCCATTCGGGACTGTCATCTACGAAGTTATCCTCCACGAGACCACACTCCGAACAGGTGGGGAGGCCCTCTGGTGAAATAACTTTCACCCCCGAGCACTCACGGCAAAAATTGGTATTCACTGGCTTTTGTTCGATCTTTTTGGGTAATAGTTGATCCAAATCGGACCAGATAGCTGCCAGCATCATAGTATGAATGTGAGCGAGCTTTTTTAGTTTTTGGAATTACGCGCCGAAACTTAGGTTATCCGCGTGTACTTTTGCCAGTGCTTCAATCGCATCCACAGTGTCCTTGAAACTTCTCGCGCCTGGGGTAGAGGGTTTCCATTCATTCCATTCCTTGTCTATAGACTTATAGTTAGAGGGTGGTATCACCTCTCCGTCAATCTCATCATCGGGGACAATGAAGTCATCCATTTCTGAGTCACTCTCATCCTCGTCGTATATTTCAGAGTCGGAATCCTCAATATCAATTTCAGAATAAAACGCATACATTTTGTCACCGAGGGATTTCATTTCCAAATCTTCAAAAGTTGTTCCACTTGGGTAGTGTTCCATAATACTCTCGTAGGGTGCGGGGTTCATATCACCATCTTCAAGTTGATAGACACAGGCGGACTTATATATGAGCTCGGTAGGGTTTAGATAACGCACCCCAAGCACCAGGCCAGTGTTCATTCCTACAACTGCGTACATTTCGTCTTCTACGTCTTCTTCGTTTACTAACAGTTTGACTATATCGTCTTCAATTATTTCAGATGGTACAATCATGCTTAGAGTTTTCAAGCAAAAAATTATCAACGATAATACTACAGATGAAAATCACAATTTATTCGAAGGAAGGATGTCAATACTGCGATCACGCCGTCACACTATGTGAAACGGAAGGATTGGAATATGAAAAAGTTATGATTGAGAAGGAGGATCTCAAGAAGTTGTGTGGTGGCAAGCTTGACACTTACCCTCAAATATTTAGTGATGAACGTCGTATCGGAAACTACTTTGAATTTCAAGAATGGGTGGAGGAGGAGTATGAGCCAATCTTGGCGCCTACCCTAAACAGATTTACTGTGTTCCCCCTGAAGTATCCACACCTCTGGGATCTCTATAAGAAGGCTCAAATGTCCAATTGGACTGCTGAGGAGGTAGATACCTCCAAGGACTTGGATGACTGGAAGTCCCTCAATGAGAATGAACAGAAATTCATAAAGTATATCCTGGCGTTTTTTGCTGGGTCCGATGGAATTGTTTTTGAGAATATCAATAACAATTTTGCTGATGAAGTACAGATAAGCGAAGCACGCTCATTCTATGCGTATCAATGCCATAATGAAATGGTTCACGGCGAAACATATTCAAAACTCATAGATAAGTATATCAAAGACCCATCAGAAAAAAAGCAACTCTTTGAAGCTATCCAGACAGTTCCATGTATTGAGAAGAAGGCGCAGTGGGCAATGAAGTGGTTTGACCAGAAGTCTCGCTCATTTGCTGAGCGCCTCTTTGCGTTCGCGTGTGTAGAGGGGATCTTCTTCTCGGGCTCATTCTGTGCTATTTATTGGTTGAAGAAGCGAGGTCTCATGCCAGGTCTCTGCTTCTCAAATGAACTCATTTCCCGCGACGAGGGTCTCCACCAAGAGTTTGCAGTGGAACTTTTCAAGACTTTACGCAATAGACCCAATACTGAGACCCTCCACACAATCGTGAAGGAGGCTGTGGAGATTGAGAAGGGATTCATCTTGGACGCCCTCCCCTGTAACCTCATCGGTATGAACTCTGAGAAGATGTCCGAGTACATTGAGTACGTGTCGGATCGTCTCCTCAAACAGATTGGGGTGCCAACAATTTGGAACTCTAAGAACCCATTTGATTTTATGGAGAACATTAGCTTGGACGGGAAGACAAACTTCTTCGAGAAGCGGGTTGGTGACTATGGCAAGTTGGACGACGACACCGACGATATTGGTTTTGATGAAGAGTTTTAAAGAATATAATACTATATAACACAAGTACGCACACATGCAGCACGCAATTCTACAATCAGTGGTTGGCAGCCCCGGACCTCTCATTGTAGAACACAACGGTCAGATGTTTATTGAGAATTGTTTTACGATTACCAGTAAACATGTGAATAGTATATACGAAAAAATTAAAAATATCAATTTTTCAAAAATTGAACAAACGACGGATCGCTCCTTTGTCCTTACATAGAATTGAGATCTAATGATTCGAGTTGGAGACCTGTGTCTTCAAATGGTGCATCAACCATACCGGGTCGCATGACAACATCAGCTTGTTGGGGTGGAGGAACAACCTTCTCGGCTGCGCAACCTGAGCATCCCGCGGATGGGCCCATCTCCTTTATCTTGGGGAGTTCCTTCTTGACGTTCATCATACCCCAAACAACGAGGATGAACACGAGGGTGTGTACGAGGAGACCCATAGTTGATGGGCAACCGTTAGGAGTCGCAATGCGTGGTCCGAGAACTCGCCTGACGAGACGGAAAGTTTCGGGGTTCGCGATGATGAAAAAGGTGAGGCCTGAGATGAGGGAAGTCACGAACTTCTCCTGTTGCTTTTGGCCGTTACATCCACAACCGCAGTCTTTAAAGAGACCCATGATTATCTTTAGTGTATGTCAACAAAAAAATTAACTTAAAGTCTAGACTCCAAGAAGATATATAATACCCTCTACAATGTCGCTTGCTATCCAACGATCCTCCGAATTCACTGCCTCCTCTGTTGGCTTTTCAAAACTTCGTAAAAATAAGAATGGCGGTAAGACCGTCTATCTCAATGGTGGCGACAACAAAAAGCTCTACCTTCAACTTCCCTTCATGCGTTCTCCATATGGTTTGAGTGCCTTCACCGACGAGGGTACTGGACGCACGACGTATTCCTTGGATCTCTCTTTTGACCCAGACAATGCTGATGCGATGGACCTTCACGCCAAGTTGAAGGAACTTGATGAACTCATTGTCAATACTGTCGCCGAAAACTCCAAGGAGTGGCTCGGTAAGGAGTTCAATGTCGCAGTCCTTCGTGAAGCGCTCTACAAGCCCCTGGTTCGCCCAGGTAAGGAGCCATATCCATCAACCCTCAAGCTCAAGATTGCTACGAAGCCAGATGGTTCGTTTGTTCCAGAAGCATACACCATGCAGAAGGCAGCTGTTCCACTTGATACGGTTGAAAAGGGACAAAAGGTTATGGCTATTGTTGACGTCAGTTCCATCTGGTTCATTGACAATAAGTTTGGTGTAACTGTCCGTCTCCAACAAGCCCTCTTGGAGCAATCCACGAAGCTTCCATCGTTCGCCTTCCAAGGTCTTGACCTCCCAGAGGAGGAAGAGGACGAGGTTGATGTCGAGGAAGAAGAAGTAGACGAAGAATAAATCTAAATTGTAATGAAATATTTGTGAATACCTTGTTCACGAGAAGAGAAAACCTAAGTACTTTCTCATCTCGTAAATTTTATAGAAAATGTGTCATAGGGAACTTCGAGATCTGATTGACCGCGGTGATTATGAAGTATTTCGTGAGAAGAAGGAAGAAATTGCGGATTATATTGAGTTTGAAATAAGGTTTGAGGGTGAGGGTGAATATGAATACGAGGATGAAATGTATTTGTTGTACCAAATTGCAGCACACAAAGATCACACAGTGGGACGTATCCTATTTCAGATATTTAAGTCTGCGTGTCGCGAAATGTCCCAATATCGATGGACCGAAGTAATGGCACTCATGGGTCGTTCCCTCATGTGTGGTGCCGTTGAAAGTCAAAATATAAGTTTACTTGAACATGCAATGTGCCATGTAGATGAAGTTGAACTTTATGATATCATAGCAGACCTTGATGAAGATAATCCCATAGTCAGGTGGTATGATGAAAATTTTGTTAGTATGTAATAAGTATGGTCAAACTCGCAGACCTCGTCCATATTGCCAATAGAGCCAAGACCGATGCCCAGAAGAATGCTGTCGGCGAAGAAGTCAAAAAGTTTTTGAGAGGTACAAAGGCATGTGACCCAAAACAAGAAATGTTCTCGAATACTGGAATTAAAATTGAAAAGGGTGGGCGACTCAGGATGCTCGGTCAGGGACAATATGGTGCGGTATTCTATGGGTGCCTCGACGATAAGTGTAAAACACGGATCGCCATAAAGATTACAAATGAGGCATCTTCCAAGATGGAATATCGTATCGCACAGAAGCTTAGAGGTATGGGTGTCCCCCGTATGTATCACTTCAAGTCGTGCGACGATAAAGACATTCTTTATTTTGAATACATCAAGGGTGAATCACTTGAAGATTGGATTAAATCTCAACCAAGCTCGATTGCGTACAAAAAAGTAATTTCACAAGTCATCGGAAACCTCAAAAAAATCCATGAAAAGTATCCCAAGTTTAGACACCACGATCTTCATTGGAACAACATCATGGTCATGGAGGGTAATGTACCCGTGATGATTGACTTTGGTCTCGCAACGATAGAAGGTGTTAAAAATCCCGTATACGATAAGCAATTTGCGAATAATGTGGGGATATCCACAAAGTCACACTATATGTATGACGCACACTACTTTCTTAATATTTTATACAATTATTCAAAATCATTACCTGTCAAACAATTCATTAGAGATCTCTTTCCAGCTCCTTATCTCACCCGACAAAGTCCAGAAGTTAAATCATTCCGTCTTCGTCTCAAGAAACACGAAGATCTCCCTACCTATGATGACATCCTAAAGCATCCATTCCTTCAAGAAAAGAAGGCTGGCTTTCTCTCAAAGATCATACCAAAGAAGCCTGCGACTGTAAAAAAGATGGAGTTACCAAAGAAAGTTGGCACCTCAAGTGCTATCCGTCGTGCGAGAGCCGTGCTTCAGAAGGAAGCAGAAAAGAAGAAGATCCCACTAAAGAGACCTGGTCTTGGGAAACGCGATCCATCTGTGATGAACCAAGTGCGAGAAATTGAAAAGCGTATTGCGCCTATCGTTGAACAGGTGAAGAAAGTGTTTACACCCGTACAACGTCCCAAGGTCTTCATCAACAAAAATGGCGATCTCAAGATTGACAAGCGCAAATGTCGTCTCTACAAGAAGGAAGATCTCGCAAAGATGTTCAAGTTAGATCCCCGATTTACTAAAGAACAAATGTGTAGGTTCATAAAAAATATGTAATCGTATAGTATATACACCATGCGCCGACAAAAACTCGTTATGATTATTGTGGCCGCTATCGCTCTCTTGATTTTACTCCGTCGTGTTAATGTCACAGTCGGTGCGTCAGTTTCAAATGGAAAACAGTGGATTGTTTACGGGACCATGGGGTGTGGTTGGACTCGTAAGCAGTTGGACTATATGAAGAAGAATGGAAAACCTCACCGATTTGTGGACTGTGATAAAGAGGGATGCTCAGGTATGGAAGCCTTCCCAACCCTCGTCAGCCCAAATGGTGAAAAGACTGTGGGTTACAGTGAAATCTAAGCACGAACGATGCTCAAGGACAAAGCAAGGATGAAAGCATCAAGCATGGTGTTAATTGGCTTGAAGATGGTGATGTGCTTCACGAGGGATCGGTTCCACGCAAATCGGAGGACAAAGGTCGCGATGAGAATGTTGAGAATGAAGAGGAGAAGCTCAGTGAGCATATCCGACTTGGTTTCAGACTTGGCGACACGGTCAAGGACTTGCATTTTACTTAGTATCTATATTTTTTTCTATGCAAACTACAAATGAAGAAGGACCTTCCTCTGAGTGGTTCTGAAAGAAAGTTCACCAACAAGCGTTGGGGAACCGCCACTGGTATAGGTAACAACAACTGTTACGCCTATGCGGTTGGCGACTATGAAGCCTACAGGTGGCAAAAATCAATTCCAGGTGACCGTTCAGGTCTCTCAAATAAACCTAATGATTACACAACGTGTACTGGACTCCCCAAGGCTGTTCTTTCGGACAACCCTGGTAAGATTTACCAAGTCAAGGCGAATGAGAAGTGTAAACCAGGGTACTACAAAGTTATGATGTTTGTGTGTCCTGGAAGACCAACAAACTATATTCGTCAAGGAGACTTCCACTTCTATGTACAACATGGCGTCATCGAGTACCGAATCAAGCCTGGAGACACACAAGAATCTGTTGCCAAATTCTTCAAGATACCACTCTCTCGGGTAAAGCGTGCTGGTACATTTGCGCCAAATAAACGGATTGTTATAAAAGCCAATGTTTTCAGCCACAAGCGGGGATGGGCTACGGGTCCACTTCTGGTTGATGCAAAGGGAAAGGCTATTAAAGATCCTCGTAAGGCTTCAAGAAACTATCCTGGGTTAAACTATGAGACCTACTGTAGCTCATTCTGCGTCAAGGATAAGGGAATCAAGGTCGGAAAGACTCACCCCAAGGTCAGCCAAAAGACTGCCTAAATCCACTGTATTTTCAACATCAAAAGACATATCAAATATATCCATTATATTGAAAATGGCTTCACTCTCCAATGACACAGCGTTAGACTGCGCTGTGTAATTGTTCTGAACCGTTACTGTCACCTTAAATTGTGAAACGTCAAATATTTTTCTACATAGGGGACATGTATTCTTACCTTTACCTTTCCACTCCTCTAGACAGTGGGAATGAAACATATGTCCACATCGGATCGGAGGGTTGGTCCTCGTTGATCTGACGTCATTGAGACATATGGCACATTGCGACATTCTAGAGTATGGTTTTAAAGTTTTTACGAGAATTTAGCTCACCTAATACGTCTTGGACATATCGGTGTATCGGTCGCATGGGTCGCAGGTGGAGCGAGATTGTTCTTGAATCTTATTGAGGAGTTCTGGACCTTGCTTTTGGAGAAGTTGACGGTAGCTGTAGTTATCTTCGAGGGCGATACCATTTTGGTTCATGATGTAGTTGTTGGTGAGTTGGGCTGAGGAGTTGAGGGTGAAGCATCGCCCATCTGCCATTCCAAGTCGTTGAGACATCTTTATTAAAATACAATTAGAAATTAATTTGCCTATTCGTAATCGTCTGAAGCCACGAGCTGAAACCCTTCGCCCTCAAGTGTTCAACCATGGGTTCACATCTGTGTCCTAAAAATACATCAAATACATCTGTCTCTGTGGTGGGGGAGACACGGATTTCGGGATCGTCGTTGATATGTTGATTGATAATGTTGTACCCAAAGGCAATCTCCTTGAGGGTCTCCGCGCCAGTGATGATAATCTTACCAGTTGAGAAGATACTCGTTGTGATTTCTTTCATATCTTGGGCTGGTTTAAACTTGATTTTGACCGCGCTGTACCTATCGGGTTCAAAGGAAACCTTAAAGATATCCGAGTAGTTTTCAAAGTGCCGTGCCACACGCATCAGATTGATGTTGTAGTTGAGGCTGAAGTTGGAGTTGATCATGACAACTCTGAAGGAATCCACAGGCATTTCAACTTCCATTCCCAAAAAAGTCTTGAAGATGTAGGTCAGTTGGGTAATGATGCGCTTACAGTCAAAGAGGTCGCAGCATCCAGCCACTTGTATGGAACCATTGGGGAACACCTTGACAGACTTGGTACTGTAGGTGTCGTGGTAGGTTAGGGTCACTTGATTGTAGAATGTGGTAGGCTTCAACTTCCATTCAAAGCCCGCGTCACCCCCAGTACCCACACGTCTCAACTTGTAGGATCCCAGTTCCTCGAAAATGCCACGGAGTTTTTTAATATCAATGTCTTGGATAAAGCTTGAGACCATAGTGATTGTCGTAATCTTTATCCAAGAAGGTCTTGTCTCCTCAGGGAGTTCCTTCCTAAACTCATCAAGGGTGAGGAGGTAGGAGAAACTGTTATTGGCGATAGCTGAATACATTTCTTTACTTGAGTTTTAGGGTGGGGCGGGGTGACTTAGGTTATGGGATTATATACTTGATTTTTTTGGGATTTGGTGTATTTTCACCCCCACCGTTATTGGTTTCCTTGAGAACCTCTACACCATTTTCCTTGATAATCCAACCTGGTGCGTATTTGGGTCTGAAATAGTCAATTTCAAACTCACCAACCTTTGTTGGGGATGTGATGGTGAAAACTTTTGAGCCAACTGGAATTTGCCCTTCCTTCCACGCAGACCATGTCAAATCATTCATAACTGGGTTGGCTGGTTCTGGGTCATTGAGACCATAATTATCACCTTCACATTGATATCCACCGGGTTTACTATTACACTTGGCGTGTGTTGGTTCCTCATGAAGCACTATTTGTTCAGGGGTAACACGTACACCATCCATGCGAATATCGGTTATGTGTACATTAAAATCCTTTGTATGAGCACTTTCAACATTCTTAATAAATTCATACACATACTCACTTGGGGGAGGTGGTACCACAGGTGCGGCTGGAGCCACTGCGGATGGCCCCAAACTTGGTTCCTCACCACCCATCATGAAATAAATACCAACACCACCAAGTACGATCAATAAAACTATAACACCAATGATGATTGGAGTCTTCGACATCTTTTATATTACTTAGAGATTATATCCCCTGTACCCAAGTTTAAGTTAGATCCATGAATTTTCTGGGAATTCAATGGTATATGTATCAGCCACCGTATAGATCATATCCGTTTCCTTAACAACTGTGGTACCATCAGCGGCCAAAATCACAGCTTTAATACCAATAGCACGATTCTTACAGCAATCAGTTCTGTTAGTGATAACAAGCTTCTTGATTTCCTTTTCGGCACCGAGGTCAACCTGCAAATAATCAATTTCTTCCTCCGTTCTACCCTTTGTGTGAGCAAAGTTTGTCTTGTTACCATCGGTAAGATTTGACCATAAATGTGGAGCTGGCCATTCAGAGCTTCCAGTGACAGTCTTACCAGCAGCCAGGTTTGTTCCACTCACATCAAACACTTGAAGTTCAGCGAGGTTAAGGATTTTGTTTTTGTCATCAACATTACCCTCGGCGCTCTCATCATACGCAACCGTCTGTTCCAACTTTACATAGCGACCCTTTGGTGGACCGCTTGGTGCAGATGGTCCTGTTGACCCAGTTGATGCAGATGGTCCTGTTGTACTGGGGGTTTCCTCGCCACCCATCATCATAGCTGCAGCTGAAGAACTTGAACACATCACACATAAACCAAGTAAACCAATGATTATTGGTGTCTTGGACATTTCGGTATATTTTACTTAGAGATTTAAATTGTTTCTATCACAAATGACCTCTTTCATCAAGTCGGCTACGGCCGTACACGATATCGACTCCGACCTGGAGTATGTTGAGATTGTGTATGAACGTTTCGTCCGTGGTAAGGGTTACGAGACATACAAGGACTACATACATACGAGACCCCTCGCGGACTGGGTTGTACTTACCTCCAAAACACAATCTATTCCATATGAAAAGTTCCTGGACACAATGTGCGAAAAGACCCTCGAGGTTCGTCAAAAGATGGCGGAGGTGGCTCTCGAAAACATTCTTGCCGATAAGAGGAGTGTACACACCTACATTCGGACAGCACACGCGAGTACGATATTGGATCCCAGCTTCCAGCCACCTTGGATTAATGTGAAGAGTGCTTGGCAGAGGGAGTTTCTTAGGAAGTTTTGTGAAGATACACTGTCCGACTTAATACAGAGGTCTACAGATGAATCACGACTTGAATACTTTTTTAACGTGTTATGTAATATAGAATGGTGAGAATGAAGAACGCGAGAATTAATGCGCCAATAATGGATAACTTGGGGTTTTTGGCAACACCAATGACGGCGCGTTGAATAAATGTTCTATCATTCTGCGTATACCCAACATCTATGTTTCGTCGTGGATACAATGGTCTAGATAAAGAACACTCACCCTTAGATTCTGCACAGAGGCCATAGTCACAATACACGCTACGTGTCTGGTCTGGAATACCGGGTTCACTTTGTATTTCGGTAAAATCCTCAAAGTTACCCGTCTGTCTCACACCTCCTGGAAGGGAGAATTCGTGGGAGACAAATGGATTCACATCGTTGATGGCATCTTCGTCATCGAGCATATACTTACTCATAATTACTTTTACTTCAGATTATATTTTTTAGTCTTCATTTTGGAACGATGTTCTTCCCACATCTGATCAAGATCAACATTTAACATATGCGCCAGTTGGAAGAGGTAACTGAAGACATCCCCCATCTCCATCATCACGTCTGTACCTCTCTCCTTCTTGAGGCCAGTCTTCTTGTACGTCTTCTTGTATTGACGAATAGCCGAGGCAAGTTCACCAAATTCCTCGGTAAGGAGGAGCCAGACCGTGTCTACCGCAGCACGATCCCATCCCTTAGATTTACATACTTTTTCAGTCTCCGATTTATAGTAATTGAGGCTCATCTTATCAGTGTAGAGACGCAAAACTTTAATTGAATCCAATCTGGTTGTTGTAACCAATCTTTTTGCCAACGGTACTCGTGTTGATTGGTTGGTCAAGTGGCATAGATATGGTATCGATGTCTTGGACATACGCCATATATTGAGACACACCAGTCTGGATCTGACCCAAGGCGGTTTCAATCACACGGGCGTTCATCATCTTGACTTGTTCATTCACGCGAGAGTGATGGTCACCAGAGTTATTGATGAACACAACGCGCATGATACTGTACAAGTCATCTGGGTTTTGACGATCAATCGCGATCCCAGTCTTATTCTTGAACGCCTGACGGATTCCGCGCTGGAGAAGATTTTGGTTGAACTCGGAAAAGAATAGGGTATTGAGTGGAGTCTCACACTGCTTGAGGGAATCGAGGTGGAGGTTGTCACACATTTAATATAGACCTGGAAAAAAAAACTCTGTAAATACTAAATGTTGAACATCGCTGACTTCGATGAGGCATACAATGGCAAACCCATAAATGTTGAGCAAATCCCATGCCAACCCCCAACCTGCTTCGTCGGCTCGTATGCTCCAGTGAGCAAGGCCGGTGAAGAGGGTCCATTCTTTGTTAACTCATACCTTCTCCAGAAGGATCGCAAGTTTGAAACCTTTGGGACTGTCAAGGTTACAAGTGGTGATCTTGAGAAGTGCCGCAAGTAAGTTAAAAATAAAACAAGTAGAATAGTTAATAAACATGAGAGTCGTTAAGCGCTCAGGTCGTATTGAGGATATGAAATTTGATAACATCACCAATAGGATCAAGAATCTAACGTATGGACTCTCAGAAAATTGTGACTCGTCCAAGGTTGCTCAACAAGTTGCCTCATCCCTCTATGATGGGATCACCGCTCAGGAGATTGATACGCTCTCGGCTGAAATCTGTGTCGGTATGATTACATCAGAACCAGACTATGAAATTCTCGCAACTCGTATCATCGCGAGTAACATCCAGAAGGTGTGCCCCAACAACTTTCACACCGCCATGAAGAAGTTGGCTAAGGCTGGTATCGTCACGGAGGACGTTGCTCGAATCGCGGGTCGTGTGAGGGACGACATCGATACAAAGCGGGACTATGACTTTGGCTATTTTGGTCTCAAGACCTTGGAGAAGAGTTACCTTCAGAGGCTCGATGGTATCCTGATGGAAACACCCCAATATATGTTTATGCGGGTCTCAATCGGTATTCACGGGGAGGATATCCCCGCCGTGTTGGAGACCTATGACAAGATGTCCAGGGGTATGTTCATCCACGCAACGCCAACCCTCTTCAACGCAGGTACACCAAGGCCCCAAATGTCCTCATGTTTCCTAATTGCAAATAAGGGTGACTCAATCGATGGGATCTACGGCAGTCTCACAGAGTGTGCACAAATCTCAAAGTGGGCCGGGGGTATTGGTATGCACATCCATGATGTGAGAGCCAATAAGTCTCGTATTCGGGGGACAAATGGCCAATCTGATGGTATCATTCCAATGCTTCGTGTATTTAACGCCACGGCACGCTATGTAAACCAAGCTGGTCGTCGTAAGGGGTCAATCGCGGTGTACCTGGAACCGTGGCACGCGGATATCATGGACTTTTTGGAGTTGCGTCTCAATCAGGGGGATGAAGAAGCTCGCTGTCGGGATCTCTTCTCAGCTCTGTGGATTCCAGATCTCTTCATGAAGCGTGTCGAAGAGGGTGGCCAATGGTCTCTCTTCTGTCCAGATAAGGCACCGGGGCTCTCCGACGCCGTGGGTGAAGAGTTTGAAGCCCTCTACACAAAGTACGAGGAAGAGGGACGAGCCAATGCCACTGTGCCAGCCGCCGATGTGTGGAAGGCTATTCTCAAGTCACAAACAGAAACTGGTACACCATACATGCTTTACAAGGACGCATGTAACACAAAGTCAAATCAAAAGAACTTGGGGACAATTAAGAGCTCTAACTTGTGCACTGAAATTTTAGAGTACACTGATAAGGATGAGACGTCTGTGTGTAATTTGGCGTCAATCGCCCTTCCCAAGTATGTCAATGAAGAGACTCGCACATTTGATTATGAGAAACTTCATGAAATTACAAAAGTTGTCACCAAAAATCTAAATAGGGTTATCGATAGGAATTTTTATCCCGTGGAGACTGCGCGAAAGTCTAATATGCGCCACCGACCCATTGGCCTCGGTGTCCAAGGTCTCGCGGATGTATTTATTTTGTGCCGACACGCATTTGATTCTGATGAGGCCAAGGCAATGAATGCTCGCATTTTTGAGACAATGTATCACGCAGCCCTAGAGGCGAGTTGTGAATTGGCAGGGGTTGAGGGAGCTTACGAGACATTTGAGGGATCTCCAGCGTCCCAAGGTATCCTCCAATTTGATATGTGGGAGGGGGAGACAAAACTCAACTATGACTGGGACGCCCTAAAGGAACGCATCAAGGAAGTGGGTCTCCGTAACAGTCTCCTCATGGCACCCATGCCCACAGCCTCTACAGCTCAAATCTTGGGTAACAATGAATGTTTTGAGCCATATACAACTAACATTTACTTGCGACGCACCCTCGCAGGTGAGTTTGTTGTTGTCAATAAGCACCTCGTTGAGGATCTCAAGAAGATCGGTCTCTGGTCAAAGGACATGAAGGATCTCATGGTGAAGGCGGGTGGCTCCATCCAAAATATTGTGGATATCCCAGATGATATTAAGAACCTCTACAGAACTGTATGGGAAATCAAGATGAAGGATGTCATCGATATGGCTGCAGATCGTGGTCGCTTCATCGATCAGTCACAAAGTATGAACCTCTTCATGGAGAGCCCTACCCTCTCAAAGTTGTCCTCCATGCATATGTATGCGTGGAAAAAGGGGCTCAAGACGGGGATGTATTATCTGAGATCCAAGGCGAAGGCACGACCAATTCAATTCAGCCTCGAACCCGACTGCGTGGCGTGTTCAGCTTAAAGTTTTGATTGGATATTCAAATAGCATAATGTCTAAGATCAGTGACGCTATTGAAAATTTGGAAATTGCCGAGTTTAACAACAGAAAGATTGTCCTCTCCACAAAGGAGGGGACGCCGATGCGAATTCAATTTCCACGGTTGTATATGCCTTTTGGGATCTCAGGTTTCGTACCCGAAGTGGGCCCAACCAAATACAACGTAGACTTGGCTCTCAAGGGATACGACGAAGAGGGGAGTTATATTAAAAAGTTCTACGAATCCCTAAAGCAAATCGAGGACAAGATTATCACCGCTGTGGCCGAACAAAGTGAAAAGATCTTTCAAAAGAAGCACACCAAGGAGGAACTCCTCCCAATGTTTAACTCAAATATTAAGGAAAGTCCTGATCGCGAACCAAAGTTTCGTGTCAAAGTTGACACAGATCACAATGAGATGATTAAGGCGGCAGTCTATGACGCAAATAAGAATGCCATCAAGACTGAAGTTTCAAATGGTCTCTATGCAAGAAATAGTGGACATGCTATTGTTGAACTCAATAGTGTCTATTTCTTGAATAAAAAGTTTGGATGTACTTGGAAACTTAATCAATTGGTCGTCTATGAACCACAAAACCTCAAGGGCTTCCAGTTCCAAATCTAATATAGGGGTCGGTACGCGTTTGTACCTGGTCTGTTGTAGTACGCTGGCACTGGGTTGTAGTTACGTCGTCCACCACCAGTCTTTGTGTAAAACGCATTACCCGCGGTTTGGTAGATACGGTTCTTTCTCTCGTCAACATAGTTGGTTGCCGCAGCTCTGGCTTGATTTCGGTAGTCATATGCTAATCCTCGGGCTTCTCTCTTCAAGTCTTTAGCCATGTGACGCGCTTCCGATCTGATTTCACGCGCAGCGGACTTTGCCATACCCTTTGCCATACTTTTAGCCATCATACCCGCGAGGGCTGCCATTTATAATTACTTATTATTACTATTTTTATTGAGGAGAAGAAGATGATATATGATTTGAGCCTCTCTAAGCAATTTGCCCTGAACCTTGGTAAATCTCTTAGGGTCCAAACCTAACTTAATCTTAGCCAACTTGACAGACTCGTCCCACTTTGCAAGTGTCATGCTTATAGTATTACATCATTTTTTTAATCTTCTTCTTGTAGTCCTTTGTACCCTCCTTGGGTTGGAGCGCGAACTTACCCTTCTTTGGCTTGAAGACCTTGGTCAAGTGCTTCTTACCTTCTGACTTCATGCGCTCAAGGGCAGCCTTGTGAGCAGCAACTGACTTGATTTGGCCATCTTTGGAATCCAACATGAGATCCTTGGCGCGGAGGCCTCCTGTGGTCTTTTCGGCGGTTCCGTGGAAAACTTCGGCGCGACTTCCGATTAGCTTGGTTGACATCTTTGTATACATTAGGCTCGGAATATTTTCTTGATATCCAAGATTGAAATTTTTTCAGTAGTTCTCTTGATTGGAATCTGTTTCTCAATTCTCTCATCATTGAGGACTTTTGAACACACGATGGATTTGTGACCTTGGAGAGCCATCATTTCTTCCTCCACACTCACAAATGTATCTGTCTCCTTGTAAATTAACTTTTTAACATACACCGGCTTTGTCTGTCCTGTACGGTGACTACGTCCCACAGCTTGAAGTTCCGTCGCAGGATTCCAGGATGGTCCCGTAATATAAACACGCGTTGCCTCTTGAAGATTGAGTCCCTGACCTCCCGACTTGATTTGAATAATGAAAACAGCCCCTGGAGGCGCTTTTTTGAATGCAGTCACCTGATTGTCACGCTCCTCTTTGGGGACCGAGCCATCAATCCTAAAAGTTGGACACTCCATATTCTTTTGAATAAAGTCCATCTCACCCCTGAACTGGCAGAAGACGAGGGTCTTCTCGTCTGGATGAGACTTAATCATACGAAAGAGGGTCTCCATTTTGTTTGATCTTCCAACCCACTGCTCGGATTGTGTACCATTCTGTTTGGCGATCCCATCTAAGTACATCTGAGGCAAAATCATCGTCTGCCGTGCCCTCAAAAGAGCCTCCAAGATTACCATATTTTTGGAGTTGAGACTGATGGCATTCTTGAAGGCATCCCTAATAGTTTCTTGAGCATCTTGGAACACAAACTCATACAACCGTCTCTCGTCGGGGAACATCTCAAGTTCCACATTCTCAAAGTGACACGGTGGAAGTTCCAATCGTGTATTGATCTTTGCCAAGTCATCCTTGGTTCGCCGAAGGATGTAAATGTCTTGAATCTTGTTCGTCATACCTTGGACAAGAGATTTCTCAATACCAAGGAAGGCACAGAGAGATACAAAGTCATTCATAGAGTTGAAAACTGGGGTACCAGTTACGATCCATTTGATATCAGTCTTGAGCCTACACACGCTCTTGAAGAGTCTTGAAGACTTGTTCCGAATTTCGTGGGCTTCATCCAAGATCACACGATCCCAAGTGTGCCTGTGAATTGGTGTATCTTCCGTCGTTGAAAGGAGTGAATATGGCGTAATAACGATGTCCGCTTCTTTGAGGCGTCTCTTTGGTCCATCAAAGAGGTGGACGGATAGCTGCGGAGCAAACTTCCCAATCTCATTTGCCCACTGTGTAATGATGGATTTGGGTACGACAATGAGAGTACTCTTTTTGCGGTTTCCCAACATAGTAGCAATCAATTGCGCACTTTTTCCCAATCCCATTTCATCACAGAGGAAACCGCCCTTCGGTCCAGATGTTTGGTTCTCCATTGTAAGCATCCAAAGGACACCTTCGCGTTGGTAGGGGGCGAATAGCCTACCATTGAAATTGTCCTTTGCACGATTGTAGAGTTCCTCAATAGTCATGGTTTTGGTTTGATTTTTACATAGGGATGGTACACTTAGGTGGTCAAGAATCTGTACCCGAGTTCCGTAAATATAGAAAATTATTAATAAAAATTCTTGAGAAAGTTGTTATGATCTTAAGAAGTTTTGTCCTTAGAAAAATTTAGTTTTTTGGAAAAAATCCGACAAACGGAACAGATTTTATTGATTTTATTTTTTCTTATTTTCCTCATATTGTAGTCTCTTTTGCTCATTTATTTTTTCTCTGTTCTTTTCACGGTACTTTTTAGATGCTAATTGTCTTGGTGTCAATTCAGATGGATCTTTGTCACTGAGTGGAGCCTTCTTCACTATTCTGTATTCATACCCTTCTGCTGGTCTGGGAAGTGTCACAGTCTCTTCTTCCATCATACACATGTATGAGAATTTATCTTTAATAATATTGATGTCCAAATTTTCTGTCACAGTTGTCGGAAATATAGAAAATTATTAATAAAAATTCTTGAGAAAGTTGTTATGATCTTAAGAAGTTTTGTCCTTAGAAAAATTTAGTTTTTTGGAAAAAATCCGACAACTCGAACAGATTTTGAAAAAATTAAAAACCCCAGGACAGTCACCCGAACGGAATACAATTATTTTCTCACACATGAGTATGGATCATCACCCAACTTCATTCTTCATCCTTGACAATAAGGAACTTGGTACATTTTGGGTAGGTCAAGCCAACATCAAACCTGGTGCGAATGACCGTGCAATTGGTGTAGATAAGTTGATAGACAAATTATCCTCTAAATATGAAGAAGAATATCCACACCTATGCTTTGAGGTTGAGAGTATAGCATGTGAAATATACAAATTCCATGAATTGGAAAGATGGATTACAGATCTGTTATATCAAATCAAACGAAAACCACTTAAACTCGTGGAACTCAACGAGCTTCTTACCGCGGGGTGGGGTGAAGGAGACTATACAACCAATTCAACCATACACGTATTACGAGTTAATAAAACGCGAGAGGGTCTAAGAAATACTTATAAAAAGTTGATAGCTGATTGGGAAGCCAAGGGTTTGAGATGCCTTAATACCCAAAAATGTAAATCATACGAAGACAAGAAACAAGATCCCAACTTTATGTACAATAGGGCTCGTAAAGAAGTTCTCCGTCAAATAAAGAAGACTGGAAAGATGCCAAAAGACACAACCATTGAGAAGTACCGCATTAAAGAAGATGAGATTAAAGAATGTATGGAAGAGGTGGTATTTTGCCAACCTTATGAGAAAGAATTTTATAAGAAGGGTCGATATTGGTATTGTTTTTGTGATAAAAGAACCGATACATGTTCAAACCCCGATTGTAAAGAAGAAGGATTGAAATTGGGATTGAAAGTTGGCACTTCTATATGTGAACACAATAGACTTTGTTCAGTCTGTAAAGATTGTGGCGGCGCCTCTATTTGTGAACACAATAGACAACGTTCACAATGTAAAGAATGTGGGGGTGCCTCTATTTGTGATCACAACAGAGTGCGTTCGCGTTGTAAAGACTGTGGTGGAAGTCAAATTTGTGAACATAATAGAGTGCGTTCACGATGTAAAGAATGTGGAGGAAGTCAAATCTGTAAACATAATAGAGTGTGTTCGAACTGTAAAGATTGTGGAGGTACCTCTATTTGTGAACATAATAGAGCGCGTTCTCAATGCAAGGAGTGTGGGGGTGGTTCCATATGTGAACACAATAAACATCGTTCAGCTTGTAAAAAATGCGGAGGAAGTCAAATCTGTGAACACAACAAACGACGTTCACAATGTAAGGAGTGTGGAGGTGGGTCTATTTGTGAACATAATAGAGTGCGTTCACGATGTAAAGAATGTGGAGGTGGTCATATATGCGAACATAATAGAAGTCGTTCAGTTTGTAAGGAGTGTGGAGGTGGAAGTGTATGTGAACACAATAAAGTTCGTGGTCTATGTAATTTGTGTAATCCACAGGGACATATAGCGGCCCTAAGGAGAAATAGAAGATGGATTGCTATAAATTCCACAAACCCAACCCACACATTAGATGATCTTTGTATGACATCCGAACAATGGCTCAAGTACCTACATAAAACATTTGAAGATAGGTACGGAAGACCTAAAACGGAAAAAGATGAGGTTCACATAGATGAAATAATCCCATGCTCTGCGTGGAATTTGCCAGACGACAATAAGTACTGTTGGCACTATCTGAACTCTCAGTGGTTATTAGCTGAGGATAATCTATCAAAACATGATTCATATGAAGATGAGGATAAGCTTGCTATGATAGAGAGAATTCAATCATCAACATACATATCCTCATCAGAAATGGCTTGAACTTCACACACGGGTGGGGGTACTTCTTTCTTCTTACGTGTCTTCTTCTCCTTTGGCATAGGTAGTTCATCCAAGTGTTCCCTATAGTAGAGAACCTTATCCCAAAATTCTTTCATTATCGGTAAATTTGTTGTCCACCATTCAGGATCTCTCTTTACATTTACAACCACAAACTCCTCTGGACGAGGCCAATTTGTCTCTGCAGGCTTGTATTGAATAAAATCGGCTTCTTCCAAGTCTAAGATCTGCATACATAATTGTAGCTGGGGCATGTAATGCTCTGGCACGGATGGCTCGATCTTACGACTCATTGGGCACTTAATTTCTACAAGTTTCCCACTTTCAGTGACACCATCGGGGCTTCCACCGAGCCATGTATGAATCGGATGCGGGACGAGACCCAATTCGTGAACGACCTCGTTATACCTCTCTTCATAGAGAATACGAGCCTCATCTTCGTATTTTTCACCATGTCTTGTGGCTTCATTGCCCATAAAACGAGGCCCCACACCACACTTCTTTCGAAGAAGGTCGTCGGGAGTCTCGTACTTATTCACACCGATGGCGGTTGCTGCATCACTTGCGGTTAATAACTGTCCACGAAGAGCAAGCCACTCTTCACTCTTCTGCGCTGCATATTCCCGCTCAATCAAGGCTTTGACATTGGGATGCATATTAATGTATTATCGTTGGTAGTTTTTAAGTTGTTCAAAGAAGGCTCTGGCAGCTAATTGTTCGGCTTGCTTTTTACTCTTGGCTTGTCCCCGACCACCAAATTGACCATTAATATACGCATCAATGTAGAAAATACCTTCGTGATGACCCACAACTCTGTATTCTGGCAAAGGTACATTCATAATTTGACAGTACTTCATGAGGTGATCCTTGAAGTTGTCATCAATCATGATAGCATTCAAATCAATATACTTGGGATCGTTGTAAATCCTGAGTACAAACTCTTTCGCATGGAGTAAGCCAAGATCCATGTAGATGGCGCCAACGAGAGCTTCAAAGACATCTTCCAAAATCTTTGGATTATTATTCCAATTGTTCCTCGTGCCTTTCTCGTCCATGAGAACCATGTTGTTGAGACCCAATTTGAGAGCAATCGCGGCTAAAGTTTCGGAACGAACGAGTTTTGTACGAGCTTTGGTGAGAAATCCTTCTTGTCTCTCTTCGTATCTATCAAAGAGGAACTTGGTAATAATAAATCCCAATACAGAATCACCCATAAACTCAAGGGTCTCAAATGATTCCGTAAGGTTTTCATATTCCTTGAGTGCGGATTTATGGGTGAACGCCCTTTGATACAAAGACAGATTTTTGATCTTTGTACCAACGAGATTTTCGATATCTTGTTGATTGAAATTCATATTATTAGAAAGTGTTATTTTTTTAAGCCGCCTTCACGTAGTGTGGGCTGAGGTACTTTTGGAGGTTGAGATAAGTAACAACAACGTCCGCAGGTGGTTGCAAGAGATCCTTCAACTTTTCGTCGAGGATGAGCTGGCGACCGTTATCTGGGTGCTTGAGGCCCTTTTCAGTAATATACTTGTTGATGAACTTCGTGACTTCCGAGCGAGAGATGAGTTCACCTTCGCCAAGTCCCAAGAAATCGCGCAACTTAGGTGTCACTTCTTGCTTACGGTTGAAGCCGTTGTTGGCTGCGCGCTCCTTAGCTTTCTCACCCGTTGGATCCTCTTGGACGCTCTTAACCTTACGGATGAGCTTGGTGAGGGCCTTAACATCAGCACGGAGCGCAGCAATTTCGGATTGAATGGTTTCAAGAGACATCTTATATCTTCCTTACGGGGTTAATCTTTAAGTCACCAAATGATCACAAGTAACTGAGCGACTACGAGGAGTACTAATATTGGGATTCTAAGATCTGTTATTGTTTCTGTGGGAGGCCTCTCTATGATTCTAAATGGTTCCTTTGGTAAATCACCTGGACACCCACCAGCGCAGCAGTCGGATGGGCAGGGAAGAACTTTGGAGCCTTTACGTACCCCACAGAACTGGTACTTCTTGGTGTCAGTTACGTCTGAGTACGCATAGCATCTACACTCTTCAATCACGTTACAGACCATATTATTATGTCACAATATATTAATGGACACTGAGATTTATTCGGAAGCTGTGATCAATCGGTTCATGAAGAAAAACTTATTCTTCAACGATCCACTTCTTGAGAAGTACTACAAGACCGACAACCTCGCGGCATTCAGGAAGAGGGTACACAGAGTTCACGGTAAGGAGAGTTTCGAAAAGATGATTTATGCTGTGGTGACGGACAGTGTGCGTGACATTATCCTCAAGACAGCTGCGGAACTTTCAGAATTCCTCAAGCCCATGGGGTACCTCATTGTCTCTGGGGGTGAAGCCTTCAATATGTACCTGAGTAGAGAAGATCGCCTTGTGACGAGTGACATAGATACCAAATTCATCCCCACCATCCCATACGATGACAAATACTTTGGTAAACTCCAAGCTATCAAGCTTCTACTTTGGAACAAGTTGGGAGAAATCGCCAGACACATCAATATGAAGATTAAGCAGCGTCTCTCCCAAAAGACCAAGATGGGTCGCTTTTTGGGTTTGGGTTTCTCTGAAAGTGGTCCATATGTGACGCGTCGCTACCTCCTCATTAAGAAGAAGAAGTCCCAAGGTGGTCGTGATCCCTCGAAGAGTGACATTTTCATTGATGTTGAATTGTTTGCCCTCGATCTCAACTTGAGATATTTCTCCATTGAGAAGGGACGGATCGTACAGGAAGTCCTTGGTGGTATGTTGGATATCCCATTTATGAGACCCAAGGAGTTTGGGTACGAGGTCATCCAATCAAAGAAGCAGGGTGTTACGTACAAGAACAAAGATACTGGTGCCATTGTTCACGACAAACGTCTCTACGTGGCTGGAAAGCGTTTCCTCCTTGACGATGTCTATCTCATGCAAAAGTTGGGTCTTCGTCCAGAGAAGAAGGAGAAGGATCGTCAGCGTATGTACAAATTGGCCAAGATGATCACGAAGAGTGTGAACATCAAACCAACGGATACCATTAACACAATCTACGCCCGCACTACAGGGAAAATAACGAGTACACGATTTGTCTCACGTAAACCTGGTAACGTCAGCATGGCTCTGGCTGCGAAAGTTGATCCAATGCGATATGGGGAATTCACGACGAAGCCCCGCGAGGATCGTCTCGCTAAGCAACTTGTCTATGGCGTCAAGACCTCGGTGCCAACCCTAAATATTCCAGGCTACGCGAAGACCTACGGTGATCAGCGTTTCAACCTAAACACACAGGAGTGGGTCAAGAATACCTCCAAATCATATGTGAAAAATGAGTACAACTATAGACCAACTTCAGGCAAAAGCCTTCCAAAGGAGTTTGACTACAGTAAGCTCCTATATGGATACAAACCCTTGCGTGACAAGTGGATTCCACGGGCTGTTATAAAGAGAGCCGCCATGATACCCTTTGTTGGTTTAAAGAATTGAGACACAATTCATACATAATATGTTGTACAACGCCCCAGCAAAAGGTGATGACGGACTCTACTTCGTAAAGGCTCTCAACGATACCAAGCGAAAGTGCTTGGTTCAATTGAATAAGGTAAAGGTTGCCGATATCTCAGGCGACGTTGTTCTTGATCTCGTCTCCGAAGCCAATCTCCAAAAGATTGGTGACATTGACGCGCTCAACCTTGAGGCGGCTCAAGAAAATTGTGAAACTTGGTTTGGGAAGCAACTCACTGAAAAGGTCATTCAAGGTGCGTACACCCCAAGTGTCTCCGATGGTCAGATTACAGGCGAATGTATTGAGGCTACCAAAGTGTTCAGTGCACACCAAGAGCACATTGACCTCGAACATGTGCAACCAGGCAAGAGCTGCGACGTCATCCTTGAATTCGCGGGTCTCTGGTTTGCCAAGAAATCCTTCGGTTCCTCATGGAATGTTGTCCAGGTGAGAGTTCACCCAGACCCAATCTTGGACACTTACCCAGAAGAATATGCCTTCGTGGATGAGGAATAAAAAAAAATTGTTATCATATATAAAAGATGATGAAGAAGGGTCGTGCTCAAAACCTCGCGATGTTGGCTGCGGTCGCCGTGTTGGTCTACTTGCTCTTCACTATGAACAAGAAGTCTGCTTATTCCATTAGCGAACGCGAATATTCCATGATTGAGTTGGCACCAGCTGCGGGTCCAGCTGCTGCTCCAGTCCGCAACGGCTGTGGTATGGAGAAGGGCACAGGCCTCGCGTCCTCCCTCCTCCCACGCGAAGTTGCGTCCGCCGAGGACTTTGGTGAGTTCGCTCCAGAAGACATCCTCGCGGGTCAAAACTTCCTTGAACCACGCCAACAAATTGGCTTCCCAGAGTCGGTGGGTGGTGCTTTGCGCAACGCCAACCAACAAATCCGTGCGGAACCACCAAACGCCAAGGAACCATTCGTGTGGAACAACTCCACCATTGTCCCAGACAGCATGATGCGTTCTTTGTGCTAATTTCGCTTAAAGATTAGATCTTAGCTTTATGTAAATAATGTCAGTACCTAACGAACTTTCCGAGAGCGTCGCCAAGCTTGTGGAGCTCTCCAAGCAACTTTCTGAAGCAAAATCTGATATCAAGATCCTCAACCAAGAAGAGAAACGACTGAAGGAGGCAGTCAAGAAGCATATGATTGGTCAGGGCATTGATACCATTAACCTTAGAAAAGGGAAGATCAGCCTTCGTACGTCAGTCCGTAAGGGGACTATGAATAAGGATGCCATTCGCGAGGGACTCCTCAAGTTTTTTGGTGGTGACGAGGCCAAGTTGGAGGGAGCCCTCAATGCCATCCAGGACACTATTAAAGTGAAGGAGTCAACTTCAATCTCATTAACTGGGATAAAAGAGAAGCCCGAAAAGGAAGATAAGTAATAACGATGGTTTGGAGTCAGTACGTCTACGAGGCGAGTGCCAATACCGATGTCATCCCCAGTGATGAAGAAGAAATAGAAGATGATGTTCATCTCAGTGTTGAAGATTGGCAAATCAAATACTCAGATGAATTGTGGGCGCTTTGGGATATCATACAGCAACTCCTTAGAGATGGTTTCCTTGAGCATGCCCTACTTACCGATTGTGACTTTTCAGATTTCGCAGAGTTCTGTTACACCGAGCACACCGACAATTGCGACTTTGTTTGGTTTCCATATGAGTTCCATCTCTCATACATATGGAAACACATAGATACCTATTTAGAAGATACAGATCTCTGTCATGAATTTATGGTGGGTGCTACATTTGATCATTGGGTGAGGTTCGTTTATGAGCACACTAGACAAAATAATATGAGTGTATAATAACCATGCTCCCCGATATTACCTCCCAGAAAGTCGCGATCCCCGCTGCTCTTTTTTTGGCTCTCAGCCCAGGTGTTCTCTTGACCACCGATGGGCGCAGTCTCAAGTTCGCAAACGGAAAGACTTCCCAAATGGCTACTATGTTCCACGCCCTCGTGTTCTTCCTTGTCTACAGTCTCATCGCAAAGGCGATGGGTCTCGTGTTGACGAAGACCGACTTGATCGTCACGACGGCGCTCTTTTTGGCGTTGAGCCCAGGTCTCTTGTTGACTATTCCACCAGGTTCTGGTGGACTTCTCCGATCAGGTCAAACGAGCCTCCCAGCGGCTTTGACCCACTCGATCGTGTTCGCGGTTGTCTTCGCGCTTTTGCGTCGTCAATTTCCTCAGTTCTACTAAGTAGGAGGATGAAGTACCTTGTTTTGGGTCCAGCTTCGATGGGTATATACTCAATGATTGGAGCCCTCAAGGCACGCGAATCTAAACTTGTAGATGTAAAGGAAATATCTGGATCATCTGCAGGATCAATCTTAGCCCTCTTTTTGGCTTTGGGGATGTCCGTTGATGAGATTTATGATGTGGCTCTCAATTTGAATATCCCCGAATTTGTTAAATTACGCATAGGCTCCTTCTTTAACAAATTTGGTTTTGTTGATATGGGTCCTATTCGCAACAAACTTGTTGATATCTGTGGGAGTGATCCCACATTTGAGGAATTGGATATGAAGATTTATGTATCTGCATTTTGCTTGAATACATCAACAACCGAATACTTCTCACGTGATACCCACCCCAAGATGAAAGTCATTGATGCTGTGTGTATGAGTATGGCTATACCTCTCATTTTTACTTGTGGTGAATTTGAGGGAAGGACATACGTGGATGGTGCTACACAGGAACAAATTCCAATGACACCATTCCTTGGTAAGAAGCCACACGAAATTACATGTATCAAACTCAAAATGGATCAGGTATATCAAGAAGAGATTAATAATCCGTTACAATTCGTGGAATCCCTCATTCGTTCAACTGTTTCAAATAGAGTTGAATATAGTAAATATACAAAAATTATTGAAATACACATAGGTGGCATAAACGTTTTTGACTTTAAGATGTCTTACGAAGATAAGATTAGACTGTACAATATAGGTTACTCTACAATTAAATAATTAGCTCTACTTTTTTGTTAACTTAATATAAAACAAATGGATGCGTGCGACCCCGACGCAGATATAGAAAACCTTAGAAAGTTGATTAAGCTCAACACGGGGGTAAATATTAAGCTAACAAAGGACCAAATATGTCAGGCATACCAGGATATTCAGGACGGAAAATTGCCTCTTCCACCATTGATCATGAACTCAAGTAGGACTTACCTCGTTGATAAGAAGTCACCATTGAAACCCAATGATTATGAACAACTTTTTGACGCAACCACAAAGCGTGTAGACCTCAAGAGGATTGCTCGCAAGGTTGAGTTAAAGAATGTTGAACAGATGACGAAGAGTCAAATTGTTGATGCCATTGGTAAGCGCCTCAGATATATGAAAATTCACGAACCAGTGAAGTTTGCGAGAAAGACGCGGGTCGTCTCAGTTAACAGAAATGTAAACACAGCAGTGAATAACACAGCAGTGAACAATGTTAACACCAATGTGAATCAGGTGAACACCACTAACAATTACAAGGCGAACACCAATGTGAATCAGGTGAACACCACCAACAATTACAAGGCGAACACCACTAACAATTACAAGGCGAACACTACCAACAATTACAAGGCGAACACCACCAACAATTACAAGGCGAATACCACTAACAATTACAAGGTGAACACCACCACCACTAACAATTACAAGGTGAACACCACCACTAACAATTACAAGGTGAACACCGCCACAGTAAACCGCCCAAAGAAGGTATCATTCCCAACGGGTAGTTTATTTGCAAAAGGTGAAAAGCCTAAATTTTTGGGTGGTGCTGTTAGCGCCGTAAAAAATAACTATCCAAAGCCAGAGAAGAAGGGATTTTTCGCAAGGCTTTTTGGTAAGAAGGAAAACAAGAACTTTATTCCCGCGAATAAGTTTAAAAATTCTAAACCAGGTTATGCTTTTAGAAAAGGAGACAAGGGATTGGGTTACTACAAAAATACTGGCCGTGTCGAAGGACCCCAGTTACCACCAATAAATTATACCCAACCAATCCCAGCTATCGTACCAAAAAATGAAGATTTCGCTCTTGAATTGGCTGTCGCCAGAGTCAAGCAACTTGGTCTCAAGAGAGAACAACAATTCCTTAACCAGATACAACTTGGCAGGGCTAAGAGGAAGGATATTGTAGCCCAAGCTGAAGCGGCTAAACAGGAAGAAAATCAATTCGCTTCATTTTTGGATGGATTGGATATTTCAAATACGAACAAGAATGCCTTCAAGCGACGAATGGCTACCAATGACTTCAAGCAGATTCAAGTTGAAGCGCAGATCAAGGCTGATGAGAAGGCCAATGTCATACGTTCAAACGAAGAAAAGATGAATATGTTCTTGAAGACAACTGGTCTTAGTAACGTAAACAAGACTTTATTCTTAAACAAGGCTCGTGTGGAGGGCTCAAATATCAATACTCTCATTGAAGAAGCCAGAAAACTTAACTCCGATGTCAAGAGTCAAAAACTCTCAAACAAGCAGGATCAGTTCCGAACCATTCTTCAAAACTACAATAAGTTGAATGCCACCGATAAAGAAGCTCTTGTTCAAACTGTGGCTGAAAGCGCAAATGTGAATACTATGCGAAAAATGGCGGATGATCTCGTCAAGAGAAGAATGGAGGAAAAGAAGAATGTAACGGCACTGAATCTTCTCTCATTTTTGACACCCCTCGGGATTAACCAAAAAAACAAAGATGAATTTTTGCGTCGTTTTAGAAATGAAAATGTGGATATCAATTCAATCAAAGCGGAGGCCCTCAAGCTCCAAGAGTCCAAGGGTTCTGCGAACATTGAAAATCTTCGAACAAAACTTAATACTCGCCTCGGTGAACTCGGTCTCAATCAGATCAATCAAAATGCCATTATGAAAAAGTTTAGCAACGGTAATCGTAATGTAAACAAATTGATTGAAGAGGCTAAAGCTCTAAAGGCGCAGAAAGGTACCACGAACCTTGAAGAGGCGAAACGAGAGTACCGGGCATTCATAAATGAGTTGCCAGGTCTCACAAATGAGGACAAGGCTGAACTCACAAAGACCAACACCATGAACCGTAATCGGGCCAAGCAACTATCTAACAAACGTCTTGAACAGGTTAAGATTAATAGTAAACAGGGTTTTATCAATTTTATGTCAGAATTGAATATTACAAATCAGTATCGTGATGAGTTACTTGGTAACTTTAACGCGAACCGAATGACTATGAATGCCCTCAAGAATAAGGCTGTCAAGATTTCCCAAAAGATTAAGAATGACAAGAACGTTGAGTTGAAGACCCAACTCAACTCGCGATTAACCGAACTTGGTCTCAACCAAATCAATAAAAACTCCATTATGAAAAAGTTTACCAATGGTAATCGTAATGTGAACAAATTGATTGAAGAAGCTAAAGCTCTAAAGGCGCAGAAAGGTGCTACGAACCTCGAAGAGGCGAAGAAGAACTTCAAGGTATTTCTTAATGAGTTGCCAGGTCTCACAAACGAGGACAAGAAAAGCCTTTTGAATAGTGGTAATATGAATCGTAACCGAGCCAAGCAAATGTCAAACAAGCGTCTCGAACAGGTTAAGATCAATAGTAAACAGGGTTTTATCAATTTTATGACCGAATTGGGTATTACAAACCAATATCGTGACGAGTTACTTGGCAACTTTAATGCCAATCGTATGACTATGAATGCCCTCAAGAATAAGGCGACCAAGATTGCACAAAAGATGAAGAATGACAAGAACGTTGAGTTGAAGACGCAACTTGAGGCGCGCCTCAGTGAACTTGGTCTCAATCAGATCAATAAAAACTCCATCATGAAAAAGTTTACAAATGGTAATCGTAATGTGAACAAGTTAATACAAGAAGCTAAAAATCTCAAGTCCACACGAAATGCTGAGAATACAAATGCGAAGCGAAAGGAATACGCGTCATTCTTGAATACACTTCCAGGTCTCACAAATGAAAATAAGCGAAGCCTTTTGAACACTGGAAATTTGAACCGTAATGCAGCTACACAAATGTCTAATAAGCGTCTCGAGCAGGCTAAAATTAATAGCAAGAAGGGATTCATTAATTTTATGACCGAGTTGGGTATTACAAATCAATATCGTGATGAATTACTTGACAACTTCAATGCGAACCGAATGACTATGAATGCCCTCAAGAATAAGGCGGTCAAGGTTGCCCAAAAGATTAAGAATGATACAAATGCGGAGTTGAAGTCCAAACTTGAGTCACGCCTTGATGAACTTGGACTCAACCAAATCAATAAAAACTCCATTATGAAAAAGTTCAGAAATGGTAACCGTAATCTGAATGGGTTAGTACAAGAAGCCAAAACCTTGAAGTCCACTCGAAACGCTGAAAATATGAATGCGAAACGTAGAGAGTATGCCGCATTCCTGAATACTCTCCCAGGTCTCACAAATGAAAATAGAAAAAGCCTTTTGAATAGTGGTAATACGAACCGTAACGCGGCTAAACAAATGTCGAACAAACGCCTCGAGCAGGCTAAAATTAATAGCAAGAAGGTATTTATTAATTTTATGACCGAGTTGGGTATTACAAATCAATATCGCGACGAACTACTCGACAATTTTAACGCGAACACCATGACTATGAATGCCCTCAAGAATAAGGCTGTCAAGGTTGCCCAAAAGATTAAGAATGATACAAACACTGAGTTGAAATTAACACTAAATACACGCCTTGATGAGATTGGTCTCAATCAAGTGAACAAGAACTCTATTATGAAAAAGTTTAACAACGGTAATCGTAATGTGAATGGCTTATTACAAGAAGCTAAAAACTTGAAGTCCAAGAAAAATGCGGAAATTATAAATGCGAAAAAGAAGGAGTACTCATTATTCCTTAATACTCTTCCAGGTCTTACAAACGACGACAAGCGAGGTCTCCTCAACAATATGAACCGTAACAAAGCGGTGACGCTTTCAAACCAAAGAGTTGCCACCCAAAAGGAAAAAGAGAAGGAACAATTTGAAAAGTTTCTTGTGAACCTTGGACTCAACAACGGCGACAGAGGTACAATGATGAACAAGTACAATAGTAACAGCCTCACTGTGAACGCACTTCAAAAGGTTGCGCAAGAGTTGAAGAATGTAAGAGTTCAAGAACAAAAGGCTGCGAACAAGAGAACCTTAATGGAATACTTGGAAACTGCGAATATTCCTAAAAATACTAAGGCCAATATTGAGAAACGTTTCAATGCAAATGAAGCCAATCTTAAATCGCTTCAAAATGAAGTTAATAAGATGATCCGAGATGCCCAAAATGCGAAGCTCGCCAATAATAAGGCGAGACTCGCCTCAAATGTGAAGGGATCAATCCTCTCAAACACAAACAAGAATGCATTCATTCGTAGATTGAATGCTGAAAATGTCAACATCAATGGCTTGCGAAGTGAGTTGAACGCGATGGTCACAAAAATGATTGAGACACAGCGTGGCAAAGATCGCGACGAGCTTGAGGCGTATATGAAGACTCAGGGATTGTCACCAGAAAATCAAAAGGTGGTTCTCAACAGGTTTAATGTAGATAACACAGTTGCTTTGACAAATCTCAAAAAAGAAGCGAATGCCATCTTGGCGTCGCGCATCCAACAAAAGAGAAACGCCAATACAGGCATACTCACAAACCATGGGTTACAACTTGGCCTCACCAACCAGGAAATAAAGAACCTCACGAACAAGTTGAACAGTGAAAAGTTGGAGTCATTGATGAATGAAGCCAGTGCCATAGCGGGGAAGAAGGCTCAAAATGTGAAGAACGCACTCATCCGTGCGATGTCTGACTACATAAAAAAGCTCGGTCTGAATGCCAATAACAAGCGAAACATCTTGAGCCAAAATCTCAACTTGAATGCCACCATGAATTTGGCGAATCAAAGACTTCAAACTAAAATTGCTGAAAAGCGAGCTAAAAATCTGACAAAGTTGGGATTACTTCTCAATGAGCTCAAACTCAACAATGGGGAAAAGCAGAAGTTTTACAACAACTTCAATAGGAATGTAAACTTGAACACAATTATGAATAATGCCTCAAAATTTGCAGCTCAAAAGAAAGTTAGTATCAAGGCTGGACAACTCGCGAACCTAAAACAGTTCTTGAATACTAAAGGTCTCAATGCGGGTGAACAAAAACCATTCCTCAATAAACTCAATAAAAATCAAGATGATCTCGCAGCGCTCAAAGTTGAAGCCGAAAAATTTGCCAAACAAAAGTTTGAGAATTTGAAAGCTCAAAAGAGGGGAGAACTCGTAAATGTTCTAAAAAAATTGAGTAACCTCACCCAAAACAATATAAATGGTATTCTTAAAAATTTTGATAATACCAATGTGAATACCAAGGTTCTCTCAACTAGAGCCGAAAAAATAAACAAGTCAAGAAAGGATGAGAAATATGCCCAAGATGAAACTGAGTTCTATGCATACCTCAATACTCTCCAAAACCTGACACCCGCGAATAAAACTGAGATTACCTCAAAACTTAACGGATACTTTACAAACTGGAATGCTATCAAGCAGTTGGCGACGAATACAGCTGTTGGACGAGCTAAAGAGAGACGTGCTGCTGAAAAGGCTGATCTCAATAACTTCATGTCAAATATGGGTTTCAACAATAATTCAAAGAGAATATTTTTCAAAAATCTTGACGATGGCAAGAACTTGAGAGTGGTGAAACAGGATGCCGCGGCATACAAAAAAGACTTGAATGCCAAACGCAAGGCTGTGGCTCGCAAGGGATTTTCAAACTTATTGAATACCCTCTACCTCAATCAATCCGACCGCAATGCATTGTTGGAGCAGTTCGGTGACGATACAACAGGTCTCAACCAACTTCAAAATAATGCCCGAGAG